AATATCGGTGAACTTTGATATGTCAAGACTGTCTATTCCAGAGGTTGTCCCACCAGCGTCAATATCGTCTTCAGCTGTGAACTTTTCCTTGAGTGTTTTATACAAATCTGAGTCCGGATCAACTTCCGACAAGAGGTTACCCTCTTTGTCAGTTTTGTATATTTTTACACCTTCTTCACTTTTTATAAGTGAATAATCAGACAACGAGCCTTCTTGGCCAGTTGCCCAATCACCCATTGAGCCGCCTCTATCTAGAAAATCAAATATAGCCATCACAACGCTCCATAGTTGACCATCAGGTAACCATCAGGTCCAGTCTTGACAGCATTGGGCTTGATCTTCTGTACCTCTTGAGCAATCACACCGTAGCAAGGTTGCTTGTTGGATTTGTCTTTCCACTCCCAAGTGTACCAGCGAATGCCGTTAGCCATCTGTCGTACAAACTTGATCTTAGTTTTGAGCCTCTTGTCAGACATAGCGTATAGTTTTCCACCCGTGGCAGCAGCACTGACCAGCTGACTGAACGGACTTGCTCCGCCGCCAAATGCCTGACTGCCAAATCCGCTAGACGTTTGCTGCATCTGTGTGCTGCTGCCCAGACCGGCCAGACCACCAAACAGGTTGGCCATGGTGACCAGCTGCGCTCTGCGAGCTTCTTGGCCTTGCTGTGCCAGCCGTGCAGCATCCGTAGCCTCCGCTGCCCGCCTAGCTTCTACCTGCTGACCCATTGCCTCATATAAGCTAGGACTGATCATTCGCGTCTGTAGCTCTTGTTGCTGAAGAGCAGCTGCTTGCTGCGCTTGGGCCATCCTCTGCGCCTCCGCCTGTGCCTGTAATGAGCCAAGCTGACTAATTTGAGCACCGGGTGCTTGAGCAAGCCCAATTTGCTGCTGAGCAATCTGACCAGCTCTACCCAAAGCTGCCGCACGTCTTTGTTCAGCCGAACCAAGAGCTTCAGCCATTTGTCGCTGAGCAAGCTCTTCTCTCTTCTGCTGCTGCATAACCCCTAGCTCACCTAGAGCAGTAGAGCCTAGACCAAACTGCCCAGCTTGGATTGCCTGCTCCTGGGCAAGCTGCTTATCCCTCTCCGTCATCTCCCTAGCCTGCTGCGCAATGGTGCCCAGCTGTGCTCGATAGATAGGGTCTTCCATGGGGTCAGCCATCCCCCGCTCAAATTCTTGGCCAAACGCTTGGCTAAAAGACGGCATATATTGTCCAGCAGTCTTCTGCACCCCTGTTAAAAGATTACGTTGCTCTCGAACAGCGTAGTCTTGCAAAGGGTCTCGCCGAGCCAGTGCGAACTCACGACTAGCTTGTTGCTGCAACGGCAAGGCCCGGTTTGAGGCTTGAGCCGCCAGTTGACCATATTGAGACCTAGCCAGTCGAGCCTGCGATGACTCTCCCGGCACCAACGAACCAGTAAACAGTTCAGGTGCCCGTGTAAACGTCCGCCGAACCTCTGGAAGCAGCTGCTCAATAAACGGCTCTACCGGAGCATACGGCCTGATCTCAGACGAGCCAGTGCTGGCCTGCTGAAACGGCGTAGATACAACTACGGGCGGTGGTGACCTAAAAATACTGCCCATTTTATAACCTCTTTACAATAGTTACATTTTTAAGTTCATAGCCCATAGGACCAAATCTCCGTTCCCAGCCTTTTCTTCCCGGTATCTCTACAAACTTAGCGCCTTGCTTTCTGTAGTAGTCCTCAACGGCTGGCATCATTGTTTCAAAGTGAAACTTACCTGCGGTAGCTTCTGATATAATCCCTGTCTGATCAGGGTAGTCTGCAATCCCTACCAAAAAACATCCAACTATTTCTTCATCCTGTACTGAAACCCACAAGTCGCTATACCCAGACATAAACTTCTTTAGCAGGTGCTCGGCGGTAAAGTATCCATCGTTGTTGCCTCGCGTTACAGACTGAGAAACAAAATCGAGACACTTTGCCAGCTTTGCATATATCTGTGGGTGAGCACTGTTGAGCTTTTTATAACTTAGTCCATGCTCCAGCGGCGTTGTAAAAGTATATTCCTTCTCCGCTTCCGGGGTCCCAGTCAGTGCCATCAGCATATCGTATATCACCCTGTTGTGGTTTTGTTGGCGCTACGTTCTGAACGTCTAGGTGTCCGTCTCTTACTAGCTCTAGAACCGTTCTGATTTCTTGAAACATCTCGTCTAGAAAACGAGGAAGGTCTTGTGGATCACTTGGTGCAAGTGTTGGATCAAACCGTAAAAACTCTCTGCTCATCGGTCAGACACAACCTCTGCTTCTACGGCGTAGCCCGACAACCTGAACTGGCTGGCAGCTTGGCTTTCAATCTTGATCGCCATATATCTGCCACGCACCCTACAGTCTACCTTTGAGTCTGTGCCTATCTCAAACGCCACAGGGTCGTTATAAGACACGCCTTGGAACGGTTGTAGCTCAGAGCCAATGCTGATGTTCACAGTGCCAGTGCCTTCAATCCTAGGATAGACACGGGTGATCGACTTAATTGCATCAGTGCGGCCAGCCGACAGACCAACGCGCTCTAGTCGCGTGATAAAGTTAGTGCCATCAAACGTGGTGCCACTGTCCGCCAAGTAGAGTTTTGTATTGTTGGTGCCGCACATAAGCAGCGAGTCAATGGCCGGGTTGTATTCCTGCTGCGCCCATGCCAAGGTACTGTTATTCCATGTGCTGGACGATGCTGCCCATGTGTTGGTCAGTGCAGGATTGACCAGACCCTTGGCAATGAAATTGACGTTGGGAAGGTCACGGAAGGTCCAAGTGTTTTCTCTGTAGTTCCAGATCAGGGCAGCATTTGGGAAACCATTAGTAGCTCCCGTCTGTGGGAAACAAATCCAGACTTCGTTTTTGAGCTTGTTATGCGCCAAGAACGTCTTGTAATAGTACGTGGAGTCGATCTCGGAGAACAGGAATGTCTTGACCGTGTCGTCAATAACGCTCCTGATAGAGTTACCGTTATGTACCATCACGTCGTTGGTAGACATCATCACATGTCTGCCATCTCCAAGGTCAACCACTGCGTTCTTGGCAAACAGGCCAGTGTCTTTGAACTTCTCTCGAATGTTAAACGTGAACGCGCCACCTACGTAGTTCATGCCGTAGACGCTGTCTTCTTTGTAGATGATCAACTCGTTTCCAAGTTGAATACCATTGAGCACATGACCCTTGGTACCAATCAGTGAAGTCTCCGCTGACTCACTGGCTGTGCTGGCAGTGTTCCAAGTGTCTGCGCCGTTAGTAGCTGCACCGGCTGGGATTGCATCGCTCCACCGGATGGTAAACGGTTTCTCAACGCTGCTGTCTGTTAGGTTCAGTGCAACCAAGTGGTTTCTGAACGGAACAATTGTCTTACAACGCAGTGTAGACGGCCAGTCAGGCAAATCAGTAAACAGTGAGCCAGCTTGGGTAAAGCTCTGAGGAACGTCTAAGCCGTTGGTGCAGACCAATACGCCACCTAGTACACCGCCCTGCCAGTTGTTTTCTGTTCCTGAAAGCGTTGTATAAGACCCGCTTGACCGTGTGACAGTGCTGTTCGTAACACCTCTGATCCTATATAGCTCAGTCAGGCCACCGTATATCCACAGGTTGGTAGTACCCTGTAGCCAGCTGATAGCCCAATAGGGAGCAGCGGTGGGAGTACCTAGGACAGAAGTGTGTCCAAGTATCTTACCAGCTTTGCCATCTAGGAAGCGAGCGTTCTGAACATCGCTGAAAAACGTAGGAGGCATGTCATACGGTGACAAATCCTTGTTTAGCGAAAAGCTGCTCTGTGGTGCTGCTGCTACGTTAAAAAGTTCTTTTGCCATTAGCCAGAGCCAGTCTCTGTCTGTTCAGTCCATTCGGTGGAGAGAAACTCCTGCAAAGCTAGAGTATTAATACTATCCTCCGTCAAAATGTTGCCGCCATCTTCTTTGACTAAGCAAAATTTTTCTAGTACCCAATTGGTAGGCATCTAGGCACCCCTGCGCACAAGCGAGCCGGGATCACCCTGTACGCTCATGGTCATCACCGTGCCACCGTACCGTGCAGAGTCCTCAGACTTTTTGATGTCGTCCATGGCTTTCTGGAAAATACCACCAAACCGTTGTAGCTGCTCTGTGTCATTCAAATAGATAGCACCTTCCATGCAAGCGCCAAACAGATACAGGTCAGGAAATTCTACCAAGATGTTATTGGTAACCACACTGTCAGACAGTGGGTTCAGTTTGCCAAAGTAGTTGATGCTCACAGTATATGCAGCATCTGGAGTTGGTGAGAGCTTAAACGTCTTTCCAATGTTAGTATAGGCTCGCGGAAAACCACTGGACGTTGCACCATACTCTCTGCTTAGCGACTCAGGAGATAGATAAGACAGAGCATAGCTGGAAGAC